GGAAGACCTTTACCGTTACCGCTTTCGACTGCCCGCATATCCGGAAGGAGTGGATTGATGATCAGTTTGCGAGGTGGGGCGAGGGCCACCCGCTGGTCCGCTCGATGATCTACGCGGAGTTCATGGAGGATGATGGGAGCCTGACCGCTGTACGAACCGCCGACTGGCAGAAGCTGGTTAGTGGCCCACCCAAGGAGGACACCGATGGGCACCGGCTCACAGCCGGTTGCGATTTCTCAGCAGGCGGCGACGAGAGCGTGATGGTGGTGAGGCAAGGGAACACGGTGAAGGGGCTGATCCGCTGGCGGGACAAGGACACGATGGCCAGCGTGGGCCGGTTCATCAGCGAGTTCCGGAAGTGGAAGCTCAAAGCTGAGGACATCTACGCGGATGTGGGTGGCATGGGTGTGGTGATGTGCGATGCCCTGAGAGCGGAGGGGTGGGATGTGCGGCGGGTGAACTTCGGTGAGCGGGCGATACGGGATGATCAGTTCGTGAACAAGGCCGCGGAGATGTGGATCGAGTTCGGGCGGATGGTGGAGGAGGGGCGAGTGAACCTGGGGCCGGTGGGTACGGATGAGGTGCTGTTGCAGCAGTTCGTGAGCCGGAAGGTGCGGACCAATGGGAAGGGGAAGCTGACGCTGGAAGGGAAGGATGAACTGCGAGCCCGCGGGGTGAATAGCCCGGATCGTGCGGATGCGGTGGTACTGGCCTTCTGCGGAGCCGGGGGGAAGCGGATGGACGATTATTTCAAGGCTCTCGGCGAGGATGGGAGGAGCCTGCTGGAGCGGATGGAGGATGAGATAGGGGCGATTGAGGGGGATGGTAAAGGGTCTGCGCTTGCTGGTTGTGAGGTTGGGGGATAGGAAAGGGGGAGAATTTATGATGAACGACAAACAGCGGAACGCGTTGCAGGGCCAGATAGTGGAGGCTGTCGAGCAGCGCAGTCCGTGGGAGCTGCGGCAGACGAGGTGGTATGAGTTGCGCCATCACGGGTTGCGAAGGACCAATAAGCCTTGGCCCAAGGCCGCGGATCTGCATTGGCCGCTCATTGATACGGCGATCGAGAAGCTCAAGCCATTATTCCTCCAGCAGGCACTGGGGATGGATGTAGTGGCCAGCTTTGTTCCGATGCGCCAGCAGTTGAATGCGTATACGAAGGTGGCTGAGGACTGGTTCAATTATAAGATTCGGGACAAGACCAACTTCACCGATGAGGTTCTGAGCTGGGTTGATTATACGCTGATGAGCGGGCGCGGGGTGATCAAGTGCTTCTGGAATCCGGGTGATAAGCGGGTGGGGTTTGATGCGATCGATCCGATGTATATCGTGGTCCCGGCGTATACCGTGGATTTGCAGGATGCGGACTGGCTGGTGCATGTGATGCCGATGAGCGTCAATGCGTACAAGCGAATGGCCGGCCAGTTCGGTTGGAAGGCGGATAACAAGACGATCGAGAAGATCCGGGGGAATCCGCAGGAGGATGATAATATTCCGGGGGCGGCGACCGAAACGGATGCGAAGCAGTTGCGTGAGGGTATCACCTATACGAACAACACCGATGGGGTGATCGTGTGGGAGGTGTACCGGAAGCGGGATGATGGGGTGTGGGAGGTTTATCTCTATAGCCCCGCGGCGGTGGATCTCGATCTGCGCGACCCGATGGAACTGCCCTATGATCATGGCCAATGTCCGTTCGTGGACTTCCCGTATGAGATCAAGGACAAGGGCTGGTTCAGCCCGCGGGGCATTTGCGAGATCATGGCTCCGTTCGAGCTATCCATGACCTCGATGTGGAATCACAAGCATGATGCGATGACCCTGTACAACCGCCCGCTGTTCCGAGCGGAGCGGGAGCTACCCAACTCCATCAACCTACGGTTCCAGCCGGGACAGATTCTCCCCTATGGGGTGGCCCCGGTGCAGATGCCGCAGCCTCCGGTGAGCTTCGATCAGGAGCTGAACCAGATGCGGGCGGTCGCGGAGAACCGTATCGGGAGCCCGGATTACGCGATGGGCAGCGTGATGAGTGGGGGCAGCGACCGGCGCACGGCGACTGAGATCCAGAGCATCAACGCGCAGGCCATGCAGAGCGGTGATTTGCGGGCACGGCTGTTCCGCATGGCTCTTGGCAAGCTGTACCGGCAGGCGTGGAGCCTGTATGTGCAGTACGATAGCAAGAGTCTGCGGTACCGGTTCGCCGAGGATTCGCTGGATGCGGATCCGGTGGCTCTGCATGACCAGTACGAGCTGGAGCCGAAGGGCGGAATGGACATGGTGAGCCGTCAGGTGATGGTGCAGCAGGCTGTAAATCGTAAGCAGTTGTTTATGAACTCGCCCTGGGTGGATCAGGTGGAGCTGGACAAGAGCATCATGGAGCTGGATGACCCCTCATTGATCAAGCGATTGCTCCGGGATCCGGGCCAGAAGGCGCAGGACGAGCTGGAGGACGAGACTAAGACGATCCCGACCTTGCTGGTTGGTATTCCGGTGCCGGCGAAACCGGGTCAGAACTACGCGGGCCGTATTGGAGTGCTGATGCAGTACCTCAATGGGGCGATCCAGCAGGGTCAGCAATTCAGCCCGGCGGCCCAGAATGCGTTTATGATGCGTCTGGACAGCCTGTTGCAGTTCTACGAGCAGGTGGCGACGAATGAGGCGCGGAAACTGCGGAAGGAGATCCAGAAATTCTTGGAGGGAAGCGGTTTATTGGCTGCTCAGCAGCAGCAATTGCCGGTTCCGCCCCCTGAGATGGCGCAAGCCCCTGTTTAAGAACACAAATGACCTGCAAAGATTGCCGATATCGGGCCTCTGACAGCACTTGTCGGAGGTTTCCGCCCACCAGTAGACCCACTTGCTGGCCTACTGTGCTGGAATTTGACTGGTGCGGTGAATTTCAAGCCATGATCGCCATTGTCGCTCCCCCGCCGCCCATTCCGCCGACCCCGCAACAGCCTATTCCTCAGAGTGGGCCACTGCTTGAGGAATTGGTGGAGGGTGTTGCGCCAAAAATCAGGTTCCAGAAGGTTCGCAAGCCTGAGAACATGAAGGACATCCAAGAATCACCCCTATTCCAGTCCTGATATGGCCGACTACCAGGGAAAGAAGGTCACTCTCAACAAGCCTTTCTACACTCCGGGCGAGGCGAAGAAGCGGGCGGTTTATGTTCGCAACCCCAAGGGGACTGTGATCAAGGTTCGCTTCGGGGATCCGAAGATGGAGATCAAGAAGGACGATCCGGAGCGGAGGAAGAACTTCCGCGCACGGCATAACTGCGATACGGCGAAGGATCCAACCAAACCAAGAACGTGGTCCTGCAAAATGTGGTAATTTATGAAGAAGAAATCGAAGTTCAGCAAACTGGCAACGCAACTCAAGAAGGAGGGCGCGGATGATCCGCGGGCTCTCGCGGCATACATCGGGCGCAAGAAGCTCGGGGCCGCGGAGTTCATGCGTCGTCAGGCGGCGGGTCGTAAGAAAGCGGCCAAATGATCAGCACCTTCGCCAAGCTCCGAGCCGCGTGGACGTTCACACGGCACCAGCGATGGGTGGATCCGCTCCCTTGGACCAAGGAGGATGCCACCGCGCTCAATAGCTTTTTCAAGAGCGATACCGGGAAGAAGTTCAAGGACGCTCTCCTGAACACAGTTCTGATGCAGAACGCTTCTGCTATAACAGACCGAAACCATTTGCAATACTCCTCAGGATTTGCAATGGGTCAGGCCAGTCTTGTGAAGGTCATCGAGATGATGGCCGACCGAGAATCAATTACGGGGCAGGAAGATGATCCGGATTCTGCCACGAACACATAGGATCAAAGTTGCGGTTGCTGCGTCTGTGCGGGCCAGCAAACGAGTATAAGCACAATATGTCAGATGAAAACATGAGCGCCGACGCGATGCTCGCATTGGCCAGAGATCACGATGCCGGTGTCGATATCGACAGCCAACCAAGGGAGCAGGCTCAAAATAATAACGAGTCTGATTCGGTTGAGCAGGAAACCTCAAATGAGGTGACCGCCAGCAAAGAGAGCGATGGTGGCGAGCAGGAGGTCAGCGCGAAATCAGAGTCGGAATCCAAGGCCAAGCAGAAGGAGGAGAAGCCGAAGGATCAGAAGAGCAAGTTCGCCCAGGAGCAACAGCGTAAGGCTAAGTCTTGGGAACAGATCAACGCCGAGAAGGAGGCTATCAAGGCCGAGCGCGAGGCGGTGAAGCGTGAGCGGGAGGAGTGGGCTAAGCAGCGGGAGCAATCCAGTGCTGCCGAGTCTAACTCGTTTCGGGACGACAAGGGATACACTGCGGAGGACTACGAGGCTGCGGCCAAGGAGTTCGATGCGGATGGTGATACCCAGTTGGCCAAGGCAGCGCGAGCCAAGGCTGATGGAGTCCGTAAAGCGGCGGGTGCCAAGCAGCAGCAGGTTCAGCAGGAGCGTTTCAACAAGGCATGGGCTGAGAACTATGGCCGACTCTCTGAGAAGGAAGTCTGGCTCAAGGATCAGTCCAGTCCTGAGTACAAGCGCACGGTTGAATTGTTGCAGCGGGTTCCGTTCCTCACTGCGATGCCCGATGGACTTGTCCATGCGGTTGAACTGATGAAGCTCCAAGATACTGCGGGTCGATCTCAGTCGCTTGAGTCCGAGAATAAGGCTCTGAAAGAACAGCTCAGTAAGCTCCAGCAGAAGACCGCTATTGGGAAAAGCGTTCCGGCAGGACAACTCAAAGCAGAGGAAAAAGATTTTTCCAAGCTATCCATGAAGGAGCAAAGGGATGCGCTCATGCGAGCCGCACGAGAGTTCGACCGGGAAGCAGCCTAGTAGCACAACCTCAACTAAAATATGCCTATCACTACTTCCGGTTCAACCGGCATTCAACTCCAGTTCCAGAACTACTTCAGCAAGGAGCTGCTCTCGATCGTCCAGCAGGAGACGATTCTTGATCAGTTCGCCATGAAGGCTCCGATCCCCAAGAACAACGGTAACAAGGCGATCTCGATGTTCCGTTTCGGAGCCCCGAGCATCGGCAGCGTTCAGAACCTGACTACGGCTGGTGAAGGTTCGCCTATCAGCACGGCCAACTACCGCGCTCTGTCTCTGAACCGTCTTGAGAAGACGCTCGCTCAGTACGGCCAGGTGATCGGTTTGACCGACATCCTCCGCGCCACCGACCTGTTCAACAGCTTGCAGCAGGCCACCAAGACCAGCGGTCTGGACATGGCCCTCTGGGTGGACTCGGTGATTCGTAACACCCTGATCGGTTCCAACCTTTCGGTCAGCGGTTCCTCGATTGGTACTGGTATCGAATCCTCGATTTCCAACGAGGACGCGGTAAACGTCAATGCGAACGCGAACCCCACGGGTATCAAGGTGTACGGTAACCCCGCCACGCTGACCGCACAGAGCTTCTCTGATCTGAACAGCGCGACTACTGCCGCGAATGCCACGATGACGGCTTCGGCTGTCCTCGATTCTATGACCCGTCTGAAGCGCAACCGCGCTCCGATGATCAACGGTGGCTACGTCCTGGCGACCGACCCCCGCGTTTCCCGCGACCTGATGCGCGATAGCGACTGGTTGAACGCCTCCAACTACGGCAACAAGGGTACCCCGTTCTACAAGGGCGAGGTGGGTTCCATCTACGGTTGCCGCGTGGTCAACCAGACCAACTCGTTTGTCAGCACCGGCTCCGCTACCGATGCCCATGAGTTCGTTTATCAAGCTACGCCTGCTGGCGGCGGCTTGACGGCTGGCAAGGACATCATTGCCTCGTTCTTCCTCGGTAACGAGGCGTTCGGTATCCCCGCCCTGACCGGTGATGATCCGTTGTCTCCCAAGATCGTGATCACCGATACCCCCGACAAGAGCGATCCGTTGAACCAGTTGGTCACCGTTGGTGTGAAGCTGTACTTCGCCGCTCTGCGCTTGGCCGCTGGTAACACTTCGGCTACGAACACCAACAACCCGGTGTGGTACTTGGTGCATCGTACTAAGACCTCGACCACGCTGTAATATGCGACCCAAGACGGCCACCATCATGGTGATTGCCGTCAGCCCAAAGGGGCGTCATCGAGCAATCGGTGATGCCCCTTCTCATTCCGCTTGCGGATGTGAAGAGGCTG